GGCCAATCATCTAGCCCTGCCATAACGCTTTCCATGCACTACGAATGTGCCATCTTTTTCAAGGTTAATAAGGGTTACTTGGGTATCCTCCACAAGAATAAAGGCTTGCTGCCAGTTCATTGTGCCTCTGGTATATCCAGCCTTACGGACATCCATGAGGTGGCCGCCCTCTACGCCCCTAATAATGCGGCCTATTTTGCCCCCAGAAGCCTCTGTGAAGGCCGATGAACCTGCGCGGTGAGTGTGACCGCAGACCACGCTTAAACCGTGCCTACGAGCCGCCCCAAGGGCTGTAAGACCAGCGTTAGGGTTGATGCCCTGCTCGTCTCCATGAACTGCCACCCAGCCCTTAGCGAAGGCGTATGGCTTCTTATGGTAAGTGATGCCCAATTCATCTAAACGCATGAAGCGCTCGAACTTTAACTCTGGCAAGGCTAGGAATGCTGGGATCTTTTTCATGATCACATTGTAAAGACGATCTGTGTGATTAGAACGGATCATGTGAGCCTCTTTAGAATGCTCGACTAGAGACCAGAGAACCTCGACTGCTTGGTCTCGATCCTCGGCTAGTGTCTGCTCGTACCAGCCCGGCGTTCCGTCTGACCATCGGCTGATCTGTGGGAGGTCGATTTCATCTCCCAAAGTAACCACGCTATCTGGGCGGTATGCCTTAATAAAAGATGCAACATTGCGGACAGCAACTTCATCGTGATATGGAACCTGTAGATCGGGAACGATTACAGTTCTTTTCATTTTTAATCCTCATCGTCATCATCGTATGGGATCTCGCCAGGCAGATTAGGAAGCCAGTTAGGAGTAGGCAAGATTGTTGCCGGATAAGTTAAAGGTTCAAGCAAGATAGCCAAGGCCATCTCTGGTGAGAACCCTGCTCGTCTTAGCGATTTGTAATACTCGTTAAGCCCGATGCAGTACTGATCGAGGATAGAGTAAGCCTCTAAGTCGATAGCCTTCTTGCGAGCCATGTGATTAGTGTCTCTTACCTAATAGTTCCAAGATAGTATCGACACGCGCTTCTAAGCGATTAACTTGATCTTTAATAGACGAACCGCTATTGGGCTTCAACTCCGCTAAATAGTGTTTGATCATGAACTGAAGCATCGCAGTAACACCACCCAGAACCGTTACGATCGCTACTGCAAGTGCAGCATAATCCTGAGGACTCACCGTTTAGGTGTCGCATATCCGAAGACCCCAGCTAGTACAGCCCAGAGGATCGAGCGGTAATCCGCTGCGAAGTTAGATGCAGCCCAAGCAGACAGGAACGCACCTGCTGTCAGGATGTAAGGGTTTTTCATATTCATGCTGTGCCTCCTAGTAACGGGATATTAAAGAACGAACCATCTTCATCACCTTTGCGGCTGAAAGAAATATGGCAATGATGATTATGCGGATTAGATCCTTTGTACTTTCGCCAGCGCCAGCCCATGCGAGACGATGCAATTCGTCCGGCGAAGATGATGTAGGCAATGCGCTTGTCTGTCTTGGCAAGTCTGCGAAGCTGATCAGCAATATCGGGCATGAGGTCTGGCTTTGCTTTACCAGAGACATCTCGATCGAGGTCGATCGCTCTAACAATCCCAGTCGATGCACAAGGTATGTGGTCGCTAGTACCTGCTGACATATGGCGGGCATCGGCGATCCAGCCATCGGAAGTGCGATCGCGGTCTGGGTATGAGTCATCGAACTGTTCTCTTAGCTGCTGACCTGCCTTGCATAACTTGGGTTTCATCCCAGCAAGATAGCCAATTCATCTTGAGTAAGTCCTAAGCGATCTGCGATAGCAGCCTTAGCCTCAGCCTTCTCCGCTGCCGCTTGCTCCTCGTCTGCCTTAGCCTTTGCGTAAGCGATAGCATCTGCTTCGCGTTGCTTGATTTCCTCGGCTGTAAGTTCTACTTCAGAGACTTCGCCTGTCTCGCAGTTAACGATGATCTTTGTGTCTGCCATTTTGTCTCCTATGATTTAGATATGCCGTAGAGTGAAGCGGTTGAATACTGAACAAAGTTATTTGCAGCCGATAACGATATGGAAGTTATTGCCGCAGTATTAGACCATAGCCCTGCATCTAAGTTAGCAAGCGCAGAAGTTGAGTTATTTTCTGTAACGCTGTCGGCTGAGTAAGACTTATTGGCTGATCCAGCATAATTTGGAATATAGATTTCGAGGTTTCCGAAGGTTTTTGCTGTGGCATCTGCCGCTGGCGCATCTCCAAAATAGCGAGTTGTGTTGTTATAACTGGCTGCGGTGCTACCAGAACCTTGAAGCAAACGATACGAATAACCAGTCGTTGAACCGTTAAATTGAATTAAAAGCGACTGTACAACTTGCCCAGTTAATACCGTACGAAGTGAAGCGACTATTTTTAAATCTGTGTAAGTGCTTGGAATAGATGAAAAGTCAATAGATGCCGCCCCACCAGCGCCAACGGTTACGGTGCTTCCAATTTGAACATAAGTGTTAGCCATTATGCCGCCTTAATTCCGTATAGGGTAATTACTGTTCCTATCGCCAAGTCCGCAGAACCATCGCCAAGAATACGCACTTGGTTAATTGCGGCCGTATTTCGCCAGACTCCGACCGTTGCTTCTGTGTAGAAGTTGGCTTCATTAGAACGGATTAAGAAGGTTTTGTAAGTTGTCGCATTTGAATAATTGTTGATAGAAATTACTGTGGTACAGAAAGTGCCAGATGCAGAAGTGTTAGCAGGTATCGCATCCCAAGCCACACGCGTTACGCTGGTTGCGCGAGCAGATGAGGCGGCTGAACCTGTGCCAAGAAGTCTAGTACTTGAATAATTCGACCCTGTATCTATTGAGCCGTTGCCAACTCTAAGAAATCCTGCAACTTCCGCACCTGCATAGGTTGATCGAGCAGATACGATTACTACTAAATCAGTATAACTTTGACTAATTCCTGTAAAAGTAATATCGGCGGCGGTGCTGCCAAGTGTTGTAGTCGCTATTGGTTCATAAGTTGCTGGCATTATTTAATCCCATACAGAGCGAAAGATGAGTATTGCGTAAATGTACCGCCAGAGTTAATTGCAACGGTAGTAATTGCAGAGGTCGAACGATACCCACCGCTGACCAGAGTAATCTGACCGCTACCGTTTGAGTCTGTACCGTTAAGGGTTCTGACGGTTTTGTATTTATTAGTGTTGGCGTAGTCCAAGATGTCTGTGATGTTAGGACTTGGATTACTAGTCGAAGTCGGCGCTAAGAAGTTTTGTAGGATCTTATTAGTGTTAATTGAGTTGCCAGCAGATGCGCTTGAGCCGTCACCTGTAAGGTTGTGCATCGAATAATTATTACCAGTATCGCCGTTTAGGGTGATGTTGTACTGCAACCCTGAACCAAATATGAAGCAGCGAACCTGTAAGTGTTTATAAGTACTTGGAATACTGCTAAAAGTGATGTTTGCTTGACCACCTGCGCCTACTGTGTAAGTCTGAATAGACTCATAATCGCCCACCGCAGGGGTTTCGCCCCCTAGTAGAGCGACCGTATTATTAAGCATTAGGCAATAGCCCCCACCACGAACCAGTTATTCGCGCTGGTCTGAATTAGGGCGCAAGACTTGTACTGGTTTAGGACTGGGCTTGCCGCTGTTGCTCCAGCAGATAGAACGGTTACGCCACCTGCGCCTGAGATCGTTACTGCTCCTGCGCCTTTGTTTAGAACTGTGATTACTGTTCCGACTGGAAAGGCTACGCTTGCATTTGTAGGGATCGTCATGGTCGAAGCAGAGGCATTTGATCGGGTTACTAGCACCTGATATTGATCTGTCAGTACAGGGGTGTAGGTTGTGCCGGTCTGGTCGTTGAGCGTGAAGCCTACGAGTCCGTTAAACATTGCTGCGCTTAGGACATCGCCTGTAGCTGCTGGAAAGCCTGTTGCCATTTATATTCTCCTAATACGCCATTATGTTAGTGCCGATTATACCTGAAATATCCGAGCCGATGATGAACCCTTCAACGATCGGTTCAAGTGTTGTCACAGTTACGCTCATGGCATTTGGCGTGATGTTCCATGAGAGTCCTTGCGCTTGCAAAGTCTTAACAATAGTCGAGCCGTCTGGCTGAACATTTGTAATTTTTAGATTTGAGAAGTAGTCCAGATTAAGCATTGTGGCAGTAGGTACATCTGGATCGAGTAGATCCACCGTCATGGCATCTATGCGGATCGTAGTCTCCTTGCGAGTTGCCACATATATCTTTGCCACATTAAGGGCATCTGCATCGGTCTGTAAGACCAAGTTATTCTCGTTGATTTGGTGAGGGAAATACTTGGCAATACTGGCTGAGTCCTCGGCTACTTGCTGAGTTCCACCATAGCGAGTCATGCCGGCGGAGTTGATAATCAACTTATCATCGAAGGCGAAAGTTAGGTTTGTGTAAGGGATACCACTAGTTTGATTAAACTCGATCGGAGTTTCGCCATACTTCTTGATTACATTGGTGCGGTTTAGAAATACTGCTGTTCCCTCTGTGTCGATATAGAACGCGCCTTGTTCAGAGAACTCGGCGTTCTTAAGGGCATCAAGGGCTGTGCGAGATGTTGCTGGATCAGCAATACAGGTTGTGTTACCTGTGTCGATCGTGCGCATAGATGTAGGCCATGAAACTTGATCTAGGATCTTGCCAATGCGTGTGCCAGTATCTTGCCCAGCCGTAGCAGATGCCACAGTTGTAATTCCAGCCTGCTGCATTAGGCGGAACGCATCGGAGCAGATGATGTCCACATAGCCTGTTTCTTGGCCTTGAGGATAGGTGTACTTGTAGTCTGTTGTATAGCCTGAGAATAAGAAATAGCCAACGCCACCTACTGTTGCAGATACACGCAACTTACGCAGCGGTGTCAAGAAGCCAAAGTAAGGGCTAGCGGTGTTTTGTGGATTGAAATAGGAGTCGGGATCTAAGACTCGGATAGTTGCAGACCCAGCCTCGTAGGTATCGCGCATGATGTTGCGACCGCGCTTAATACTGATCTGCCTAACATTGGGCGTTAGATCAACCGTAGGCTCAGGAGTAGTGCTAGAAGCAAGTGTGCCTGTGCCTAACTTTCCGTACTTAACATCGCCAATAGTAAATGGGTAGCCGAAAGTAGCGCCGCTTGTAAAGTCGAACGAGACCGCTATCTGGGCAGGAAGTGTCATGGGCCGAATGAACCGCCTTGACGGAATATCGCAGAGAACTTGGCAGATAGTGAAGCATCGAGCAAGGTATCTCGTAGAACATCTTGCAGGCTTTCTTGAGCAATAATTGAACCAGCATTGACATTGACTGTGAAGTCAACCCCTGCTGCGCTTGTCTGTGTTGATCCGTTAGGCAAGGAGTATTGAGTGCCTGTAACGCCATAACCTTCAGCCATAGAAGTAACAGGCGCAGGGCTAACGGTTGTGATGCGGCGTACCTGTGCCTCGATCATGTCAAGATAAGACTTCCACGCTGTGAATGGGTTCTTAGCATCTGGAAGGCTTGCTAGGTAGGCTGCTAGTTGCTGTGATAGCCCCTGAGACTTGGCAAGTTCTCCAGCGAGTTTAGATGCCTCTGAAGTATTGCCGGTAAGGATCGCTAGTTGCAGTTCTAGGCGCTTGCGTTCCTCGGCTGAGATGTCACCCTTGAGTGCAGCGATAATCTGAGTCTGTTGGATATCAAACAGAGTGCCAGCCTTCTGCAAGGCTGTCTGTTCTTTGATCGCTTTGGTTTGCTCTTTGGTTGTCTTAAGCAAAGCATCGCGGTTCTTTTTGGCTGCTTTATCGGCTGCCGCCTTTTGCAATTCTGCACGAATGGCTGGAGTTATACCTGAACGGTCAACCCCTCGGTTCATCTCGGCTTCGCCTATGGCGCGAAAGGCTTTTAAGTCTCCACGCGCTAGGGCTGCTAATTGACCAACACCAACGCCAAAGCGACGCACGAAGGTAGCAAGTGCAGTTGAAGTCTTTTCAATTATGTTTAAGGTGTTAGTAAGTCCACCTTCACCGCCACCGCCAAGTGCTGCAAGTGCATCGAGCAAGCCGCCGCCAATGATCTCTTTAGCGTTATTGGCTGCAACAGACAGGCGTTGCAAAGATCCTGCGTAGGTATCAACTGAAGTTTGAGCCTGTCCACCGAATAGATCGTTGATGCGTGTCTGGACTTCCTCAAACTCCATAGCCTTGAGTTCAGCCTGAGTTAAACCAATACCGTACTTAGCAAGGGATCGAGTCTGGCCAACATAGGCCTTAGATAAGTCACCGGCTACTGATACAACATCTGCACCGCTTGCGGCGCTTAGATCAAGGGCTGTGCGGAGTAACTGTTGGCTTTTAGCGACATCTCCAGTTGTAGTTAATAAACGCTGGAAGGCAGGGCGCAGTTGGTCATCAAGGATACCGAACTGCTTTTCTAGATCGGCGATAAAGTTCTTAACTGAAGGATCTGCAAACGCTAAGCCTAAGTTATCCAAAGACTGGGTTAATACTCTGGCTGCTTTGTCATCTTGTGCAAAGGCTTTGGCAGCATTGAAACCAGCGCGGCCTAAGCGCTGAACTGTGAACAGACCAACATAAGACTTAGCAAGTGTTTTAACTTGGTTATTGAGACCAATGGTTGATTTAACTGCATCGTTAAAGGCTTTGCGGCCAACGAACTCGGCGGCAATATCGACTTTTACATTAGTTGCCATTACTTATATTTACCTGTCTTAGCGTTGAACTTGGCTGCAGCGCCTTCTAGGGCTTTGATAACTGCTCCTTGAGTCTTGCCTTGATCCTCGTTCCAAGCGCGAAAGATGCCGCGACCTTGCATCTTGCCCTGACCTTTAGGATCGCCGCCTAAGCGTGGCGAGAAGTTTCCGCCGGCGTTCTTACGCCCTGCTGTTTCGTAGATAGCGCCTGCGGCTGACTTGTTAAGCAAAGATACTAGCGAACGCCAACCGCGATAATTAGGGCGGCTTGGCGATGTCTTGTAAGTGATACCGCGTTTAGCGATAGTTGGATTATAGGTAGGGAACTTGCCCTCGTTAAAAGATCGAGCAGCCCAGCCACTTAAAGGTGACTCAGCCGGCATATAGCCGCGAGCCTTAGCAGCGATAGGTTTTAGCAGGTTGCCCAGTTCTTTAGTTGTTTCTTTGGCTAGATCAGGCTCATATTGCTTAAGGGCTTTGCGAAGTTTATCTGCGCCTTTTACTTCTGTTGGCATCGCTTTGCTCCTTTGCTCTGTCTTTCAGGGCTTGAAGTAAAGTCCTGAACATCGTGTGATCTAGTTCAATTAAAGTCTGTGGCGAGAGTCCTGTCTCTAGCGATAATCTCGCTACGAGATAGGTGAAGGACTCTCGCGTTACTCCAAAGGGTCATCGTCTAAGACCTCAACTCGCGTCAATGTCTCAAGAAATGACTCCCCGAAGGGTTTTACGGTTTCACCCGACCGACGAATTGCTTCCCAGCAAAGCCAATAAACATCGCTCTGCTTTTCATCATCTCTAAAGGCTTTATGAAAGCCCTTCTTTGCATATTGCTCGAAGGCGTACTCGATCGCCGGAGTGATCTGGTACTCGTTAACGCTTCCGTCTGCCCTTGTGACCTTTAGTTTTGCCATGCTTGCCCCTTAGTTAGTTATTACGCTGTTGTAATTGCGACTGTGCCGTTGACTGTCCAAGTTACTGACTGAGTACCAAGATCGCCAACTGCTCCGTTAATATCGGTGGTGTTGTTGACTAGGCAAGTCATTGTGTAAAGTGGGTTAGTCGCTGATGTAGCCGCTGAAGTCTGCTTTAGTGTGACAGTAACTGAAGTTCCCCACGCAGCCTGCAAAGTTGCTAGAACATTTGCTGAGGCTGTGTCGTTAAGGAAGTCGATAGTTAGTGATGATGCTTCCAAGCCCTTTACAAACTTGTGGCCTGAGTCACCCATTGCTGTTACTTCGAGTTCATCGAAAGTACGGTTAAGTGTTACTGATGTGACATGGTTTGAGAGGTCAACCGAGTTAACAGTAACCACTACTCCATTATTTAGAAATACTGCCATTTGGTTTATTCCTCATCTTTCTTAGTTGCTGGTTTTGGTGCTGGTGTTGCAGGAGTTTGCCCGATCTTGATCAGGAACTCTGCTTGTTCTTTTTCCCATTCGGACATGGTTTAACTCCAACTCGTTAGGACTGACACCTGCATTGAGCAGGTTAAAAGATCGCCCGATGCAGCGTTGAGAACGCTAGGCGCGCTCACATCTCCTACATTATAGACGATAGAGGAAGCAGATAACTTGTTAAACATGGCTACCAGCATTTCCTCAATACCATTTAGGTTGCCCTCGTTATCGAGCAACGGTACGAACACATTGAGATTAAAATTAGCAAGCGGTGCGATCGTGTTGTAACTGTTGTTATTTGGTGTCACATAAGGATCGGCAGGGCTTACAACGATGCTGTTAGCGATCGGAGTAGCCGGCGGAAAAGAAAAGACAGACCAAAGGGCGTTATCAACTAAGGCTGCTGCGATAGTTGCGCGAAGGGTTGAAATAGCGGCAGTCATGGTTAGCCAACCATGCTGCGCGGATCGAGATATGGAGCGAGTAAGCCGCGAACGCGAGCAAGCAAAGTGTTACCCATGCGGTAAGGGCTTGGAGCGTAGCCGTCAACTGTAACGCCACCGCTTGAAGGCGCTTGGCGGCTCTGCCAGATGTCAATGGCGATCATTAGGCTTGCTTCTTGGATCGCTGGAATTAGTGAGTAATCAACATAAGTATCGGCCGCGACTGTGCCGAAAGGGTTCACAGGGTGGAATGGCGCAGGAGTATTATTGTTGCCAGTAATCGCGTAAGTGATTTCCTTTTCGCCTACGCCTGTAATTGTTTTGTTGCCGTTGTGCTTAGCGCCTGAGCCTGTAATTGTTACGGTCTGACCAACATAGAACACATCATCGACATAATCATTGAAGTAAGAAGTGCCGGTGTTAGTGCTGTTGCTATGCCCAATAATCGGAGTCGTATTAGCCCATAGAAAAGGGATCAAAACATTGTCGGCTGCATCGCATACTTCTTGCAGGGTCGCATCAGCGTAGAGAGTGCCAACGCCAAGTGCGCTGCGTAACTCTGCAACTGTTGTGTAAGACATTTGATCCTCTTTCTAAAGACTGGCGGCCTAGAAGGGCACTAGGCCGCCAGCGACTTAGTTACTTGCTATTAAGTAAGGTTGAACTTACGAACGCCCTTGCCAGACTTCGCGACATAAACTGCCATGTAGCCATAAAGTGCGATCTCAAGTTCGCCTGTTGATAGAACCTGCAAGCGAAGGTTTGTGACTGGAGACTCCCAGACATAAACAGATGAAGGAGCGATTAAGAACGCTGAGTTGTCAATAACGCCTGAAGCAGCGATATTGTGATCAACGATTAGATCAGTTCCAAGAATGTTGCCGCGAACAGATGATGCGACTGCTGAACCTGATGCGTTGTAGGTTGCGCCCTGTGCTGAGTAAAGTGCGCGACCTGTTGTGTCTGCATAGCCTGTGATCGCTGCCCATTGGTCTGTGTTAACAACCAACTTGTTAGCGAAGTCTCCGCCTGTTCCCTTGTATGCGGCTGCGCCTTCTACTGAGATGAATGACTGGAGACCGGCTGCTGTTGCTGCCACGCCTGTTGCAGTTGTACCAGAAGCAATAAGTTCAGTTAGAAGTGCTGAGTCTGTTGCCTTCTCGTACGCCTTACGAAGTTCTGCCATAAGCAGTTCCATGAATGAAGGAGATGAGCGGTCAATGAGTTCCCATGAGATGCGGTTTAGGCCAGCAAACTTGTTGATGTTCACTGTGTCATAGGCTGAAGTCATGCCAACATCAGTTACTGCTGCGCCTTCGTTAACATCTGCTACTGAAGGTGGAGTGTCTGGTGATGCCGCATTGGTATACAAACGAGGCACAGTGAAAGACATACCACTGTCAATAAGCGCATTGCGTGTTACTGCATCAAACGCTGGGCGGCCTGTGAATGTATCTGTGATGAACTGGTTTAGGTGCTGAGGTAGTGTCAGACCTGTGTTTGTTGAAGTTGAGTCATCTGCTGCGCGAACTACGCGGCGTGAGTCATCGTCTCCAAGTGCTGCCTTGATAGATGCTTCAAGGTATTGTGTTGATGATATAGGTGCTGTGCGCTCTTTAGCGTACACAGGTGCTGAAACAGTTGGGCGAGCGGCTTCAACAGCCGTTGCCTCAACTTCTGGTGCTGCTACGGTGTCTGGAGTATTTTCCACGACCGCCTCGCTTTCTGTTGGTGTGTTTGGTTCAGCAGGGAGTTCTACTTCCTCTGCTGCGATCTCAAGAACCTGAGCAGACTTAAAAGCCGGTTCAGTTACGAGAGAAACTTCTTTTAGTTTTGCTGCTGTCACTACTGTGTGTCCAGCGCGTGAAGGTGCTGATGCAATGATCTCCGCACCAACTGAAAGACCGCTAACCAGTCCTTCTTGCGCCATAACTAGCGCATCGTTGCCACCTGTTGAGCGGCTTAGTTTGAAAGTTGCATAAATGCCGTCTGGTCGGACGGTTGCAGTAACCATGCGGCCGATAGGCTTCTTAACATCATGCTGAGATAGCAACTTAATCTTGCTTGGATCATCGATCTCAATAGATCCTGCTTCAAAGACTACGCCGCCAAGATTAGTATTACCAATTTCGCCTGTTCCCATTGGCACGATCTTGCCTGAGATTTCGCGGCGTTCCTCGCTGCACTCAATAGATGCAGCCTCGATGTATAAGGTTTCCATTAACTCATGCCTTCGCTTCCGTTGGGAGTTAGATCCGTCATTTCCATAGCCTGTTCAGTTGTAATAAGTCCAAGTGTTAGCAACTTCTCAATAACCTGAAGTTCAACCATTGGATCATTTTTTAGGAATGTATCAAAGACAGCAAAGCGGACTTCGTGGCCTGCTGTTGAGATATCGTCCATGCTTAAGCGTGTCTGGATCGCTTGGATATATGGCTCAATGCTGAGTGCATAAAATTGCTTGCGTTCCTCGGTTACATTTGCATAAGTCATCGTGGTGTTTTGATCTGCGCTTAGATAGTAAGCCGGAACATTCATAGCGCGAGCAATTTCAGTCGATAAGTTCTGAATTGCCTCGTTGTACATCATGTCTTTAGGCGAGAACTGTGTTGACTGGAACTCTAGTGTGCTAGTGAGATATGCAGTCGAATTATTTTGGCGGCTGCGCTTCCATGCGGCTAGCAAACCTGAAACTTCTTGAGGTGGAAGGTCTGCCCCTGTGTTCCGAAGTATGCCCGAACTCATTGGAGTGGCGGCTGAGATAGAAGCGGCCTTGTTAATGTCGATCGCTGCTTGGATAGTCTTTCCAGCGCGTTCTAACACGCCTTCGTCTAGCCCTTGAATAGTTACAATGTCGTTCATGTCGATAGGGTTGGCATCAACATAATATTGAGTAATCATGATGCCTTCAAGATCAGTTGTGAAGGTAACGCGAGAGTTAGCGATCCACTCAAACGCTGAAGGGCGGCCGTCCTCTGCATAACGCTCCGTTACTCGAAGGTAAGCGTTGCCGTAGAATAGAAGGCTGTCAACGATCCAGTTAATTGTGACGAATGAAGGTTGGTTCTTTGAAAGTTGGTTAATCCAACGCGGCGGCGCGATAACTTCGCCGGTGCGCTTGTTGTAATACTCAAGCGGAATAGATGCGACAGTTCCACAGATTAAGTTACGAGCGCGAGCAACAGAAGGAACGCTCATAGCGTCTTTGCGCGATACGCGAAGGGTTAGGCTGTTATAAAGTGAGGGTAAGTTTTCGCCCATTACCTGTGGCGCTGCTTGCGCTTCTACGATTAGCGGTTTGCGCGAAAAGATACCCATAGGGTGCAATTATACACTACATATAGGTCATTCGGTGTAGATAGCCGCTACCTGTTGTGGTTTCATCAACATCGAGACAACCATAGCCAAAGCGATAGGTGCAGAGATATCACCGGCAGACTTTCGCTTAACAATACGCCAAGCCGAGTCATTGACTTTGGCTGCGCAGTTATTCATCTGCTGTATTAGGTTTGCTTGACCATTGTGAACTACTTTGTGAGTTACTAGACCGTTGAGCAAGTCTCCGCAGGCCTGATAGAACTGCTGGCCTGAGATGTCTTGCACGATGCAACCAGCATTGGCTAACTTTTCGGCTATCGACTGGGTTGCGTACTTATCGAAACAGATTTGGCGTGGTCGATACTGATCCGCCCATGCTTTTATGTCGGCTGCGATCTTTAGGTCATCAACTGAGACTGCGCTCTCCCAAGTCTGCAATATGCCTACTCCGATGCGACCGTCTGGTAGAAGTTGACCGGCAACGAGCGAAGCATTACGCCTAGAAGGCGAAACATCGAAGCCAAAGACTGTATATCCGCCAACAGGGATCTGTAATTCGCTATCGCTAGTCTCCTCAAGAATGCCATGAGGCCAAGGTGAACTTAGGGAGTCGATCCATTGGCAAAGCAACTCTGTGCGCGTGTTTTCTATTGGGCTGGTAGCAACTGCCTCGGCTAGCGACTCCTTTGTGATCGTGTAGCCAAGTGCAGGGTTAGCCATAGCCCAAGACTGGAGATCATCTATCTTGCAATACTGTGGCGCGCTGTATTCGTAGAAGCCAAAGGACTTTGGTGGGTTGTCTAACGCTCTTTCGCGCAGTTGGTTAAGTACAACGCTAAAAGCATCTCCAGCATTAGAAGTTAGGAAGGTGTGAGCGTTTGGTCTAGCGCGAGTTACCGGCATCGCTGCTCGATAGCCTTCCTCTGACCATTCACGGACTTCATCGAGGAATAACGCATCGGCAGTTCGACCGCGTGAGCCGTCTCTGGTCGCGGCTACAACATCTAAACGCCTGCCGTCTTTCATTTCGATCGACTCAGTACCGTTGGCGTATCTGATCGCCTTAACTAGCGCCATAAGGTTCTCGTTATGTTCAAATACGCTGGCTACTTGGCGAAAGGTGTCTAACGCCATTGAGCGGTTTGATGAAGCGATGATGATGTTCTTGCTATCCCACTTGAGCAGGTGAGCAAGGATCACCATGCGCGTTAGGTGGGTCTTTCCGTTCTGTCTAGCCACTAAGAGAAGGTTGGTCTTGCGTATCCACATTCCTTTCTTGTCCACGCGCAGCATGTCGCGCAATACGAACTCCTGCCAAGGTAAAAGCGGCATTTTGATTAGGTTGGCTAGTTCAATTACATCCTCAACCTTAGAAGCGCCTTTCAGGTAAGGGCTGTGGAGCCTTGGCTCAGTTGCCCCTCGCGTGGCTTTGGATCGTTTAGCCGGCATCGGGATCATTACCGATCGGGTGAAACCGTAAAACCCTTCGGGGAGTCATTTCTTGAGACATTGACGCGAGTTGAGGTCTTAGACGATGACCCTTTGGAGTAACG